CTCGGGAATTTGAAAACAAAAAAAACTACAGCAAGCTTTCCTGGATCGACAAGGTAAAAACCACCTTTGGTGCTTACTCGTACCTGCTTGATGAGAACATGGGTCTTGGCTCAGATGTAGCAGATGTGCTACGGAAGGCCGTAGAACTTGAGTATGACGACCAGTTCTTTATAACCCAAATAGAGGGAACCGAGTGGTTTAAGTCGAACGATGAAAAGAAGAGGTCGTTTGATCTATTAGACGTTGCCACCAAGGAACGCACTATTGACCTCAAGATGCAGGATATCCGCAACAACTTTGGTGACATCTTCAAAGAACCAGGGTCTCTTAGGAAGGTTGCTATGGAGACAGCCCGAGCCGGCATGTCTGACCAGGAGTTTAGTAACTACGTTTATGCACGGGCATTCGAGGGCAAGTCAGCAAACCTCTTGCTACAAAACAAGGATGCACAGTCTGTAAGAGCATTGGGTTCGAAATACTTTATGAAGCTTGACGACAAGCAAATACAGGATGTCATGATTGGCAAGACCACACTGCCAGATCTGCAGGCAAATCTTGTCTTGAGCGCAAAGGCCCTATTCCCGCAGTGGAGTGACCAGTTTGACAAAGGCTTGACACTGGATGAGATTGGCAAACCCTACCTAGGTATTTTGCAGGACTTAACAGAACGAGGCGACATCCAGTCCACTGATCCAATGATGCTCAAGGCTCTTGAATTAGATCCAGAGACCGGTCAGGCCAAGTCGCTTACTAAGTGGATGTCTGAGATTAAGTCAGATCCATCCTATGGCTACCAGTACACAACAAAAGCCAATAAGGATGCATTGAACTTAACTTCTACATTCGCAAGAATATTTGGAAAGGTAGTTTAATAATGGCAAGAATGCGTGATCCTAATTGGACAGGTCCAGGTCCAGGCCCCTTTATTGATGTTGCTGAGGCTCCCGCTGCTCCAGCCGCCGCTGTTACCGTACCTGCACGTGCTGCGGTTATGCCAACGTTTGCAGATAATCCTGGTCAGGCTCGGATTCAAGCCGAACAAGGAGCAGCCGCAGCAGCTGATTTTACCCAGCAGATTAACGATGCATATGCCCCCAAGTATGCAAACTACACGCCTGATGTGGGCGGTACCGCTGGAACCGGTGGTAATGGAGACACGGGTGGTGATGGAGATACGGGTGGAACTGATACAAGTCTGCAAGATACTTTTCTTGCATATATTCAAGGGTTGGAGCAACAACGTGCCAATACGGCAGCCGCAGCCGCAGCAGCAGAAAACCAAAGACTAAAGAACGATGCTCGTCAGGTTGTGCGTAATGCACTTGATTCATACCGTTTGCCAGCAACTCTCGGAACCTTTATCTATGATCTCATTACACAGGATCAAATTGACCTAAACAGCCCAGACTCAATCCTTTATGCAATGCGCCAACGGCCTGAATACCAAGAACGATTCAAGGCAAATGCGCAGCGTGTCAAGAATGGTTTGTCAGAGCTTGACCCAAGTACCTACCTAGCCCTAGAGACCGACTTCAAGCAAGTAATGAGGGCAAATGGTTTGCCACCAGGTTTCTACGACGACGATGATGACCTAGCTGCCCTAATTGCAGGAGACACATCTCCGGCTGAAGTCCAGCGCAGAATTGAAGATGGCTATAACGCTGTGCAACTTGCCGACCCACAGGTCAAGGCACAGATGTATAACCTATACGGAGTAGATGACTCACAACTCGTTGCGTACTACCTAGATCCAACACGTGGTGAATCACTGTTGCGCCGTCAGACCAGAGCTGCACAAATTTCTGCGGAAAGCAAGAATCTTGCAAACATCCAATTGACTACAGATCAAGCACAACAACTTGCTGATGCTGGAGTTACCCAAAAAGAAGCACAAAAGGGCTTTGCAGAACTTGGTCAAATGGGTGAACTAATCCAATCCTTTGGCGGAGAAGCGGCACTGAACCCACAAGATGTAGTTGCTGGAAAGTTTGGAACCAACACAGAAGCCCAAAAAGAATTGGCAAGAAGGGCAAAACTCCGCACTGCCGAATTTGCTGGTGGCGGATCGTTTGCTCGAACAACCGGCGAAACATCAGGTTCGGTTACAACCTCAGTTGGTAGGGCTCAATAGGATACTTGACACTGTCAAGTTAGCTATGTGTATACTAATGATGTTCGGTTACGGACACCATTGGAAAGCCCCCGATTTCAATGTGCAAAAGGGGTGAGACTTGCAGCCATTCGGGAACCTCCATCCGAGTGTGGGCAGAAGGAGTGGGTCATGTCAGATGCAAACTATGAGTTTGAGGATGATGTAGTGCAAGACCAGCAGCAATCGAAGGACCCTGTGCGAGCGCACTTGCGGAAACTTGAAGCCGAGAATAAGGCTTTACGTGAGCAGGCAGCGGAAGCAGAAGCAGCCCGACGAGAACTTAACTTCGTGAAAGCGGGCGTCGACCCGAACGATCCGAAGTACAAGTATTTCGTTAAAGGCTACGACGGTGAATTAACACCCGAGGCAATTCGACAAGCAGCAGAAGAAGCAAGTCTCATACCTAGTCAAAACAACGAAAGGGCTGCTGAACAGCAGTCTTGGAGTCGAGTAGCCCAGGCGGCAAAAGCCGGACAGACGAGCGAACCTCCTGTTGATTACGCTCAGCGTATTGGACAAGCAAAATCCCCTGATGAAGTGATGCAACTGCTAGCCCAGGCGCGAGCCGAAGCAGAAAAGTACTAATCACTCCCCATTGGATTCACATTCTTTGGGGCTACCCCTAAAGGAAAGTCATGTCATATACCCAACAAAGTTCGGTTGATACCGACCAGGCAGCGTATGACCGTTTGGCGTATTTCGCCCTTCGTTCAGAAATGTTGTTTGATCAGGCAGCCGATGTTCAACCAACCAACCAGTCGATGCCTGGATCTTCGGTAATCTTCACGATTTTCGCAGACCTCGCAGAAGCAACCAGCACACTTGCTGAAACAACAGACGTCACTCCTGTGGCTATGTCGGACAGCCAAGTAACTGTAACCCTTGCCGAATACGGCAACACAATCAACACCACCGCAAAACTTCGTGGAACTTCGTTCCTTGACGTTGATGCAGCAGCAGCGAACCTCATTGGTTACAACGCTGGTGACTCAATTGACAAAGTCGTCCGCGACGTACTTGCTGCCGGTGACAACGTTGCATACGGTGGCGGTGGATCGTCCGATCCTTCAAGCCGTGTAACGGTTGCTGCGGAAGACATCATTGAAGCCAACGACATCCGTAAGCAGACTGCTGCTTTGCGTGGTGCAAACGTTGCAACCTTCAATGGTTACTACATGGGCTACATTCACCCAGACGTGTCCTACGACCTGCGCCGTGAAACCGGCAACGCATCGTGGAACGCCCCTCACATCAACGTTGACACCATGAACATCTACAACGGTGAGATCGGTACCTTTGAATCAGTTCGATTCATTGAAACCCCTCGCGCAAAGGTGTTCACGAACGCATCAAACGGAACCAGCACAACTGGAACAATTGACGTGTACTGCACACACATCATGGGTCGTCAAGCATTGGCCAAGGCTTACAGCCAGGTTGATGGTAACGGCATGGTCCCGAAGGTTGTTCGTGGACCAGTGGTTGACTCGCTCATGCGCTTCAATCCAATTGGTTGGTACTGGCTCGGTGGCTACGGCCGCTTCCGCGAAGCTTCGTTGCGTCGCATTGAGTCGTCATCCAGCATTGGTGCAAACGCCGCTTAATTAAGCGGTTAGTACCTCACATTTGTGGGGTGGTCGGGTCCCCTCGCCTGGCCACCCCACTTTTGTATTTGGTGTATAGTTTTTTGAACGAAAGGTTTGTATGTCGATTTCCAACTACGCTGAATTAAAGATTTTGGAACACACCACTGGCAAGACTGCGTGGACAATTCCGTCGAATGTTTATGTAAAACTGCACACGGGCGATGCTGGAGAAGACGGCACATCTAGTGCTGCTACCGAAACAACTCGCAAGGTTGCGGCATGGGCTACGGCAGCATCGGGTTCTATTGCTACTTCGGCAACTTTGGAATGGACAAACGTAGCTGCTACAGAAACCTATACGCACTGGTCGTTGTGGGACGCCTTGACATCAGGTAACTGTTTGTGGACTGGCGCACTTTCCTCATCGGCTGCCGTGACTGCTGGTGACACGTTCCAAATCACTGCTCTCACGCTGTCGCTCGACTAGCCGCCAGGGGATAACCCCTTATGGCACAAACAGCAATCACAGGTTTTAGCGAACCGTTTTCAGATACCCGACCGTTTTATCGCGGAACCTATTTCCGTGTTGTTTCTCGAACCGCTACTGGCTCCGGAGATGGTTCTGCCAGTGTTGCTTCAGGATCGGCCCAAGTTCGTTTAGGTCAATTAACTGACTTTAGCTTCCCTTACCGCTTTGGCGGTCGTTTTTATCTTGGTGTTCGTGCAGTTCTTACCGTTACTGCTACAGCGTCAGGCCTGGGTACAGCATCGTCTGT